TAATCTTGCTTTTAGCCAATCTGGTCTTGCTGCCATTTTTTAGCCATCTCCACCATGTTGCTGTCTACGCATTCAAGTGCAGCTATTGCAATTGCCAACAGAGCATCTTGTTTGGCCTTTTCTTTAGCACGGTAAGCAGCCTGGTAAGCAAGACGTTTTTCCTTGTCTCGCTGGTAGATCATTGCTTTTTGTTCTTTGCGGGTAAATTCAGATTTTTTCATCGGTATTTTTCTTCGTTATCAAGGTACTTGGCATGAGCCAAGCGTTCGGAAAGCGTCATCCAAGAATGGTCATCAACGCACTTACCACCACCTCTACGGTGAGGGAATTTGTAAGAGTCGCACTTGCAAGGGGTGTCCTTGAGTGCGATCTGCTTTAGGTCCATCTCATGGAGGAGTTGGGAAATTGTTTTCATAGATGCTCCGCAATGTTGTCGCATTCAACAAAGATGCAGTCATAAGGGATGTCTTCTAACACTTTGTCTATTGCTTCATCTGCACTATTGGCCTCAACTTGATGGGTCTCAATCCACTTGTTGACTCGAGGAGTGATGTAAACGGTATAGATCATGCTTTCACCTCAAAAGTTGCGTTCAAGGAAGAAATCACACGGTCCAACACAACTCGACCCATGAAGGTGTCGCAATAACGCCGATGTTGATCGTTGGTCAAACTTGCTTCTTTGACCAGCTGATCAAGGGTTCTGTAAGCATCTGCGATCTTTAGCAAGTCGGCAAGGTTGATGGCGGGGGAAGTAGTCATTAAGATCTCCAAAAAACGCTGCAAAATCACAGCATGGCGCTATCTTAACGTCAAACTTTGGGCTTTTGCAACTTATTTACTAGGGGTTTTCCCTAGTGTTCAGGCTAAAAAAACCGTGCTAGTCTTAGGCATGAATGAACATCTTGAAACAACATCTGCTGAAATGTTATATGGCATTGCCCTCTATAACACCAGCATTTACGCAGCGGAGCATGACCTTGATGCCGCTGTGGTTGCAGTTCTAGTCCGAGCAATCGAACTAGCTACAGGTCGAACAGTAAACATGGAAAAAATGTATGACATACGAAACGGTTAAAGAGTCGCAATGTGACGGGAAGCATCCGTATCCCACGCGAAACATTGCCCAGGCCAGCATCAGTCGCAAGCTTGGTGGTCCAGCACTAGAAGTCTTCCGCTGTCCACATTGTGGTTTTCACCACGTTGGACACGCAGTTCCTAAGAAGCAAAACTTGAAGAGGTATAAAAAAAATGTCGAAGGGTAGCAGTCCACGGCCTATTGAAGTGCCGAAAGAAGAGTACGAAAAACGATGGGAAGCAATTTTTGGCAAGAAAAAGCAACCCGAACCTAAAAAGTGAAGTAAGATTCACAAGTCCCTTGGCAGGGATTGAAGCAGTTGGGTTACACATGAAGTCTGCGGGTACTGCTCCCGTCTGCCAACATCCGCAAGGGTGAGACTTCAGTTGTAACCTTTTTTTTAAGGTTAATTATGAGTTTTCAAGCAATGACATGGGCAATGAATCGCCCTGTATCAAATGCTGGTCAGAAGTTGGTGCTGCTGATGTTGGCAAATCACAGCAACTTCCATACTGGTCAATGCAACCCCTCCCATAAACTTTTGGCTAATGAATGTGCAATGGGTGTTTCTACACTCAAAGGACACATTCAGGCTTTACAGGAATTTGGCTATTTAACCATCATCCATAAATATTCCGATGGAGTGTCTCTTCCGAATCAATATAAGTTAAATTTTGAAGAGGTAGGTCAGAATCTGGCTGGAGGTGGGTCAGAATCTGACGGAGGGGTGGGTCAGAATCTGGCTACAAACCTAGAAGATAAACCAAGAATACAACCTATAGAGAAGGTTGATCAAAAAAATACATTCTTTGATACCTTTTGGGATGCTTACCCCAAGCGTACTGGTAAGGACTTGGCTCGAGCTGCCTTTGCCAAACGGAAGGTGAATACCTCCTTACTGATGGAGATGTTGGCTGCTATTGCCAAACAAAAGAAAACCGAACAATGGACTAAAGATGGTGGACAGTACATACCAAACCCTGCTACTTGGCTGAACCAGGGACGTTGGCAGGATGAAGTAACTGTTGTTTCTACGCAACCCTCTTGGATGGCAGGTGTTATATGAGAGGCCAAGACGGAATCATCAAATTGCGGAAAAAGGGACTAGCCCCCTCTTTGATAAACCTTGACGACTTTGACTTTAAGAGTCCCCTTACTGATTGGGAAGAAGAAAATGGCGTACCGACAGTATGTGTACATCAAGACGTACTCGAGATGCTTGATTTGCGTTTTCTGATTGGAATGACTGTCAACATTACAAGTTGTTCAGAGGAAAGGGCAAAAAAACTCTTCCATCTATGCAAGAAAGCAAAAGCAAAGAATGTGATTGCTGGACACACGGTCCGTATAGGTGAAATCTGTAAAACAGGATGGATGGATTTTTATCATGGCTGAACTAATCCCCGACACAATCGACTTCTCTCAATATTTGCAGGAAACTGACAGTAAACAGAATGTCAAATCTGCCAATCTCTACATCCCGCAAATCAAAGAGAGAATGCGGAACATATCCAAGGAGAGAAAACTTTGGATGCCTTGGGATAAGACAAAGGAATCTTTCTATTACCGACCAGGTGAAATGACGGTCTACGCTGGAATGAATGGTCACGGAAAATCCCAAGTTACCGCTCAGATAGCAATGGCCCTTATGCAACAGGGTGAAAAGATCTGTATGGCCTCCTTTGAAATGAAACCAATAGAAACCATTCGCTTGATGAGCAGGATGTACATTGGGACCAATCCCTTCACAGAGGAATATCAAAACGATGATGGTTATGCCGTCTTGGATGCCCTGTTTGACAAATTTGGTCAATGGTCCGATAACAAACTATGGATTTATGACCAGATGGGGACCACAAACATGCAGACTGTGATTGGCATGACCCGCTACTGTGCCAAAGAACTAGGCATTACCCATGTTTTCATTGACTCACTGATGAAAGTTGTCGGTTCGGAAGACGATATGAATGGGCAAAAGCAGTTCGTTGGAGAGTTGTTTTCTATTGCCAAGGACCAACAGATTCATATTCATCTTGTCCACCATATACGAAAACCGTTGAATGAAGCAGCATTGCCAGATAAATATGATCTAAAAGGAAGTGGATCAATATCGGATCAGGTGGATAACATTTACACTGTTTGGCGTAATAAAGGCAAAGAAGACGACATTCGCAATGCTGGAAAGTTCGGCAACAAGGCAGGGGAACCTGATGGGATCTTGAAGTGCTGCAAACAACGCCATTACGAAGGATCAGGTGATGGAGAACCTGTTATTAGTCTTTGGTTACACAAAGATTCTGCTCAATTTCTAGGCAATGCTGGTGATCAACCAGCCATTTATGAGTGACAGAGCGCAGCTCGAGAAAGCAGAAGCTAGGATTCTGGTCCCTAGTTATTACAGGACTGTAGAACTAATCGGAAAACCTGCTGCTGCTCTCTGGCTGACCAAACAGATCAGGCGTATTGAAAAGATGTACGGTCCTGGTTTCGAAGCAAGATGCCGAGCCTACATGCGGCAAGTAGATGAAGAAGGAAATGTATGACATTGCAAATTGAATTTACGGTCCCTGGTGATCCCAAGGGCAAGGGACGACCTCGGTTCTCACGGGTAGGTAAGTTCACCAAGACCTACACCGATGCCAAGACCAGGATGTATGAAGAGAAGATTGCAAGCATTGCCAGACTACACATGTACCCCCATGAGCCACTAGAAACGCCTCTAGCGGTCTGGATGGAGTTCAATGTACCAATCCCCTCATCCTACTCAAAAAAGCGTAAAGAAGCCTGTTTGTTGGGCGTAGAAATGCCTTGCAAAAAGCCCGACATAGACAACATTGCCAAGGGTATTCTAGACGCAATGAGCGGCATTGTTTACAAGGATGATGTGCAAGTTGTACGTCTGACGTTACAGAAGCACTACAGCACAGAACCTAGCGTCTATATCATGGTTCGAGAGTACCTGCCATAGGGAAAACCCCTAGTAAAAAAGTCAAAACCAGCATCAAAGTTGAACTAAGATGTGATCTCACCAACCACAAGGAGTCAGTCAATGAAGAGTTTTATTGAAGAGTTCAAAGAGGAAAACGCAGAGACAGAATACTGCGCTTATTGCTGCAAGCCAAGAGCAAATTACTTTTGCTGCGGAAAACAAAATCCTTATCTGGAGTTCAAGGATTTTTCCCCAGAAAGCCAACTGAAGATCATACAAGAGGAATTGCACAATGCATACAACTGAAAAAGTATTGGGTCTGTTGACGCTCAATGTCAACGATCACACAGAGAAAAAGGTAAACCTGACCTATTTGTCTTGGGCATGGGCATGGGCAGAAGCTCTTAAAGCCGACCAAGACGCACACTACCAAGTGCAAATGTGGGGAAAGCCAGGGGAAGAAAAGTGCTACATGGATATCAATGGCACTTGCATGGTCTGGGTGACGGTTACCTTGTTTGGTAAACCAATGACCTGCCAATTGCCTGTGATGGACCATCGCAACAAAGCTGTGCCAAATCCAGATGCATTTCAGGTCAATACCGCCATCATGCGCTGCATGACCAAAGCATTGTCTTTGCATGGACTTGGACTCTATATCTATGCTGGTGAAGATCTGCCAGAGATGGATACATCACTTATTGACAACATTGCATCAGCTATCCGCGAAGCATGGGCAAAAGATGATGCAGCAGGAATGTACGGTGAATGGGAATCCATTACCGACAACGATGTTCGGACGGCAGTGTGGCAAGCACTGAAGCCCGACAGCCAAATACGCTCTGCCATCAAAGCGTATAAATCTAAACTTGACGAAAGCAAATAATGTTTATATCCATTGAACACCATGATGGTAAGTACCCATCATTCAACATCAATCTCCACAGCGAAGAGGGTGCGGAAGCATTCCTGTCAATCAAGGGCTGCTCCATCAAAAGCGGAGCAAAGGGTGATTTTCTAAGTTATCCAGCCCGTAAAAAAGATGATGGAACCTGGTGGAAACACGTTTGGGGCAGCGATAAGTTCAACGCCACTATTCTGAAAAAGGCTCAACAGGATAAGCCGGTAGCCAAGCCCAAGGCCAAGCCTCAACTGGATGATGAAGACCTTCCATTCTGATGTACGGGAGTGCTGTTAAGCAGCGGGTTAGCGCCGATGTTGGTTACCTTTCATAGACACTGCTTTATGTGAATTAACAGTACTCCCACCCTTATTTTTTTACAAGGAAAAATTATGACTACGTATGCAAATATTGAAATGCAAATTGTGCAATGGGCTGAAGCTCGAAAAATTATCCCCAATAGCACCCCTGCAACGCAATTGCTCAAGGCGGTAAGTGAAATGGGTGAATTGGCAGATGCCACCATTAAAAACAATCGGGAAGATATTGCAGATGCTGTTGGAGACGTAATGGTCTGTTTGGTGAATTACTGCGCTTTGCAAGACATTAGTCTGGTTGAGTGTATGCAGATTGCTTACGATCAGATCAAAAACCGCAAAGGCATCTTGCTGAAAAACGGCGTCTTCATTAAAGAAACATGAACAATATTGAACAAGAACTCAACCTGTGGAAAGCAGGATGGGAACTCATTTACCGCACATTGGTTTTCACAGGACTGGTAGCCTTTGTGATGTTCTGTATGGGATATGCATGGGCTACGTACATCCCTCCAAAGATGTGTACACCAACTTTGATTGACAAGGTATTGAAATGACTTGGCCTTTTCCACCATTCCCAATGCCTGTGCCAGCAAAAGCACCACCATTGAAATTCAATCCCGAAAACTTTGAGGAGTCCCCGTTTTGAAAACACCACACAAACACGCAGACCTTATTAAGGCATGGGCTGATGGCGCTGAGATTGAATTTAGATGCCTTGATGAATGGAGAAGACTTACAGCCCCACGATGGGATCAAGATGGCGATTACCGCATCAAGCCCGAGCCAAAGCCTGATGTTATTGATTACGTTCGAGTTGGGGCATTCCATCGTATCTCAGTAAGCGAGCTTGAGTGGGCGCGCGAAATAAGCTCTAATCTCAAACTCACCTTTGACGGCGAGACAGGCAAATTGAAAGCAGCAGAGGTGATTAAATGAAACTCGACAGGGGAAACCCAAACTTAATGAAAAAATTGGCGTTGCGTGTAAACCCACACAATACGATTGAGTCTTTTAGCCCTAAAAGAACACATCGATCTACTGCTGTTTATGTGCCTAAACCATATGATCCTGATGTAGTGCCACCACCGCAACTAAGTGTGTGGGAAAGAGATGAATACGTTCCACCCAAGAACGAATATGTTCGACCAGGTGCTAATGATTTTTTGAAGTACAAAAGCAGGGGGCTGTGATGACTGGTTACAACAGCAAGCGCCAGATGGCGCAGGACAAAGTGGCACAGCCAGCGCAGGATCCGGTGTTTACTTATGCACAAGTTAAAGCACACATACAGGCTGCAATGATGCCTATTCGCCCGTGGTTAGGGTTGACGTATGAAGACATGGTGAAACTGCAAAAAGATTTGTATGACGCAAAAGGCGAAAGTGTTTTGCCAACAACATTTGCTATGGCAGTTGAGTCCAAACTAAAGGAGAAGAATTTTGGCTCTCGGTGATTACATCCTATGTTGCAAATGTGATACTAAGCTGATCTACGATGGAGATAGAGGAAACCGTGAATGGTGGCAAGAAAGATTTGGAGAGGAACCCGCAATCCTTTGCCCTAATTGCGATAAGCAAGAATGGGCAGGGCTAACGGAGGATGAAATTGCCTTGATCCGTGCCGATGAGCGTGAGGCTTGTGCGGCACATTATCTTACCATCATGCGCAAAGCTATTGCAAATGAGCGTGAGGCTTGTGCTAAGGTGTGCGATGAACTTGAAACAAATAGTGATGCAGAATTTTATGGTTATGAATTTTCAAAGGCCATCCGAGCAAGGGCAAATACATGACCGAGCAACGCTACCTTGCAGGAGGGCAAGAGTTTTTTTATCCCCATGTAGGCGACCCCAAGCCACCGGAAAACACCAAGTTGTTGTTGCTCACCACGGGCGGCATCTGCACCACCGGAATCTGGAATAACAATTGGTGCTTGGGCTGGCTACCGCTGCCAAAAAGAAATATGCAAAAAGAGGAAATGTGAAAAAATCAAATCAAACTTTACTACGTTCTGTTTTAAGAATGTATGATGATGGACTTACCGTATCTCAGGTAGCCAACATAACTAGCTTAGATGCAAATGGTATTAACCGATCTCTTAAATGCATGCCCGACACGTACATTGATCGTTGGGAAGCCCGACATCGTGGACGACCTTTAAGCGCCGTATGGTGTGTAGTAGTACCACCTGAAGATTGTCCTAAACCAAACAAAAAATGATTGAAAAACAATTTATTGCTCCTGAATCATTTAGGCATTCAGTATGCCAACAATTTAATATGCCTTATACAAAAGCTATATACGAAGATTTTGATAAAGAATACAAAAAAATGCATCTAGAAAAACAATTGCCGAGTAACTACCAAGTGGGAAACGATCATTACACAACCAAAGTTATCCAGCCTTGGACAGCAATGGAATCATGGATGAGTTCAGAAGAGTTTGAAGGGTTTTTGCGTGGAAATGTAATCAAGTACATTGCACGATACAAAGACAAAGATGGCATTAAGGATGTTCTTAAAGCCAAACATTACCTTGAAAAACTATTGGAATGCTTAGAAACAAGGAAACAAGATGCCGCTTAAACGTGATCTGCCAAACTTTGCAGCCTGGAGTAACAAAAATCTTGCAGATTTTGCTACCGAGGCTTACTTAAAAATGATGGAACAAGAGGATGAACTTCAGGTAATCAAACTCAAGCTGCTTGACTTGAAGCAATTGATTGAACAGAAGACACCCGATTAGACCAACCTTTACCGAAGGTAGAGAAAGTAGGAAGGCTCTCAAGAAATTGGAGCCTTTTGTCGTTGTACTTGGCAATAAGATCAGAAGTCTTAAAAGCGTCTATAGCCTTCAAAGTGGCTGGACCTATAGAACCATCAGCCGTGACTCCTACGACCTCCTGTAGCCACTTTGCAGCCCTTCCT